TCAGATAGTGGGTGCGTCATCTGTGTCTGTGCTGTTGATGAAGTACGTTACCCTGCCCATGACCTCGACTTCTTCGGCCGCCGCGCCTTCGATCGCCTCGCCGTCATCCGTAATTAACGCCTTACCTCTGAGCTTCGCGAATTGCGTTCGCCCACCTGAGAGGATCAGCAAAGTCTGTCCCTGTACCAGCCTAGTGACCGGCTCGATCACCGCAAACCCTGACGAGGTTTCCAGGATGCGGCTTTCGTTCGTGGTGCAGATACTGGCCGGAGACAAGCGCTGCTCGACATAATCGGTTGCCGGAGATACGAAGCCCATTAATGAACCATCCCCATGTTGCGCAGGATCCAGTAGTGATTGTCGGTTCCGTCAGTTGTCTTATCCGTGAAATCTGGCTGGTAGCGCTCTATCCACTCGTTGGCGTCAGCCCGGGTGAAATGCCAGTGCACCTTTGCCAGTTCGCGGATAAAGTCTTCTGTGCGTAAGCACCGGTAGCCCTTGGGGTTTAGCTGTATTGCGGCCACAAATGCGGCGTGAATGTCGTGACGGCGGGGCATGATCTGCACTCCCTTTTACTGTTTTTATATACAGTAGTTTTAAAGGAGTTGCAGATCAATGCGGCGACACCTATCAATGCCCCCGACAGAAGTTAAAGGGTGGATACGAAATAAACGACAGCGCATACCAGAACCGGCACAAGCCAGTCGAACAGGCTGGGCATATTCCATGCGCGCCAGTCAAACCCACCCCACCACGGCATGTTGGCCCGCTTACCGCCGCCGAGCTGCGCGATCCAGCGATATTCGGCCTGCGTATGCTCGCGGGCGATAAACCATATGCAGCCTATCGCGCCGCCAGCGGCCCACATCCCCAAAAAAACGCCGATAGCGCATTGAAGGACAACGGCGAAAGCTGCATGAATTAATGGCGTGAAATCAGACATGCCCCGCCACCTCCAGCACATCCACGCGCGCAACCAGACTTTCATGCTTTGCCAGCAAGCGCTCATATTTGCGGCGCTGAACTGCCGCCTCCAGCACAAGCATTTCCTCGTAGCGGATCCCGTATCGTGAACCAGCATGAATTTCAATAACGTCGATGTATTCAGGAGCGGCTGGCTCAGTGTATGCCTCATCAAACTCCTGCAGTTCATCCTCCTCATATTCCTCGGTGACGTCCTCCATAACCGGTTCGTACGTGAAAGCATGAGCACCATTTGCATCAAGGTGTGGCGACCCATCATCGTTGAAGATGAAGATCTGCACCAGTTTCGGTACCGGGAACTCCATCCGTTTTATCGTCTTAATTCGGGTGCCGTTTTTGTCCTCTTCATCGACCAAAACCTCGCGCCATTCTGTTGTCATTACCGGCTTGCTGACGACGCGCGTTTTCTTGACGGTAACCAGACGCTGAGCCTTCCGGACGCCAGAGACCATAACGCCTTCGTTGGTCTGCACCTGCGTGTACTGGTCCTCCCATTCGTCATAGCAGATAAAGCCGTAGCGGTGCGCGTCCAGGCCATGCCGCTCAAACGCTTCGACATATCGTTGGGCGATTGCGCCGAAGTGCCAGCGCGCGCCATCAGGGCCCTTTGCCTCAACCCTGTCCAGGTACTGATACTGCACCAGCGCTACTTCTTCGGCTGCATCGAGCATTTCATCAGTGAAATCAACAGGGTCACTCTTCTGACGCTCATCTGAGGTAACGGTGAATGCAGTCTGGGTAGAACCGCCAGCCCATGAGTTAGACGCCGTACCACACGCCAGAGTATTTGTGGTGTGCGGGATCAGGTTGCCCGCCGGGCGAACGGAGCCGGTTCCTTTCGGGGTGAGAACCAAATCGATATTGGTATCTGCCCCCTGAACAGCGATATTTGGCCTGCCGCCTGCAGCCCCGGCGCGCACTTCGATAAAGTTCACAGCGGTGGTGAATGGTAATACGCGCATGAGAGTTACTTCTGCGCTCTGATCGGCGTTGTAGCCATGAACCTCAAACCCATTGAGAGTAAACACCCCGAATGTCGCCTGAGATTTGGAGTTGTTTTCACTGCGGATTCCGCCAGAAATATCACCTGTCAGGGCTGAGTGCCGCCACTCTATGGCGTGGCCGCGAGCGAGCTCTATTGCCGTAGCTTTGCCAGTTCCATTGCCATCGGTACCCACCAACCCGGCGGCTTGAAACTGAATGCCTTTGTTCCATCGCTGTGCGTTTTTCCCAATGACGATTGCAGCTGAAGATGGCGCAGCAGCAGCAGGCGTTAATGATCCATCACCACCAGCACCAAACCATGCCCCTATCGTTGATCCTTGCGAAAAGGGGTTGTATGGAGAAGTAATGACGGTATCAGTACCGAGGTTCTTGGCTGTTATTTCCACGCCAAAAATGTTCGAAGTGACACTTACTCCGCGCACAGCCTCAATATAAGCACCCCATGCGGAACCTGGACCAGAATCTGCCCAGGCATATGCTGATAACCCAATGCATGTTTGCCCTGTTACACCAGCTTTATCAGAAGACCGGGAACTACCAACAATAGCAGCACCACCTTCCGGGTGACAAACATGCATCTGTGCCGAACGCTCAAGCCAGTCGTACCCGGCATCCTTGGTCAGAAATGAGGCATCTACTGGCGCGTACTTCCCATCGTACTGAACAGCGTTGCCAAAGAACACGCGTCCAGGGAAACGATGTAAGCGGACGGCACCCTGATCAGACCAGAACCCGATTTTCTTTGGTAATGCTCGCCCTGCGCCAGTGTAAGTAACTGCCGTTCCTTCCAGGAAATCGCCAGACACGTTTGCCGTGAGTTTATACACCCCATCAGGAATGGTGACAGGCTCCGGGTGCATCGCCGCCGCGGCGAAGGCTGCGTCAGAGGAATCGACACCTGTCGGATCAGCACCTCCGGCAAATCCAGACCAGGTGACAGGCTTTGGCTGCCCACCGACCATCCCCGCCCCGCCCGCGGAAGCCAGTTCCTGGCGTAGTTCCCCATCCCCAACGTTGAAGAAGTGTGCGGAATCGCTCACCCATGATGCAGCATCATTACCGGCAGTCGTGAATGGGATACTTGTTGAAGCTGTCAGTTTCCAGAACGCATTCTGATACCGAATCAGCTGGTTGTAGTCAGTAATGGTAAGAGGGCCTGAGGTGTATTCACCGATAACCTTATACCCGGAGCTCTGAATAAAAATATTGAAGCGCTGTTGCTGGCTGAGTAGTTGAGCTGAAAATGCCTGCTCCATTCCCCACAGGCTTTTCCTGCTTCTGCCGAAACGATCCGTCCAGATAGCTTTAGTTATATCGTTCAGCGCATAGTCAAGATTCTGGGCATTATCGAAAAGGTCCTTCGGATCCATTGACCCTAATGGATTGTTAGTGGCGTATTTGGTCATGCTCGCTCCGGGCATAAAAAAACCCGCCGAAGCGGGTCAGATAATTTTGATTTGCTGTTAAGCAGCGTCGCCTGGGTATGTGGCGTCGTCGTAGGCGTACTTCCCTGGGTGGTACTGGATGGCAGTGACCTGGCTGATCCCGTCATTGCCTGGAGATATTTCCCCCACCAGTGCGTCATATGGCACCCGCACAGACGAGCAGAACAGCAGGCGCGGCGGCTCGATATACGCGTCGCTCATAGCCCACATTTCCGGCTCCAGCGCTGCGCTGTACGGAACCGAGATGGTGAAGTCGTCAATGCGTGTCGGCACTACCATTGGCGAGGCCCTGCCGTCCTGATGGCGGATAATCACGCGCGGGCTTTGGAACGACCAGTCCGGTGCCTCACTTAGCGTCATGGTGATTTTGCTGCTGTCATACGTCATATCGGTAATCAGGCAGCTCAGCTGCTGACTGCCCGGTATATCGTCGGCCATTACAATCCGATCCATAAACTCATAGCAGAGCGCATCCATCTCGGTTGAGGTGGTGTGCTGCAGGCGCTGCAGCTGGTAGCCCATCAACCGGCGCATGCCGATGCGGTAGGCGCGGTCTTCGTCCAGAACACCATCCAGCGTGTAGCTCTCTATTTTCAGCGGTGTTGGATTGCCTTGCTGGCGACACTGCACAGTTTCCTCTGCCCAGGTAGTGCCGTTGATATAGGTCACGTCCACGCCGTCGTAATCGTCCTGTGACGGGGCTTTAAATGCGGTCTGCAATTCCTCGGTGGTTTCCTGCGGGGTGATCATGCCTACCCAGGGTTTAATCCCTTCCCTGCCGGCAGACGCCAGCCCGTCAGACAGCAGGAAGTAGCCCATCCCGGCGTTGGCGATTTTCTGCAGCACCTCGAGCGCTGATTTGCTCTCACCGCTCGCCCAGTCGAACTTCTCACCGCGTGGCGTCCAGTAGGTTTGCTCCAGCGCATCAATCGCCGCCGTGTCAATCTGGCTGGCCGTGAAACCCAGGGACTCCAGGACGTGGTAAAGCGCGCCGCTGATGCTGCGCGCAGTTCTGCCGCCGCTGTAAATCCGGGTTGGCGTGACGCTAATCCGGCGATCAGACATGGCCGCCAGGCGATTTCCGGTGCGGACGGTCAGCGCCATGGTGGTGACGCCGTCGTATTTCGTGGGGCGCTTGCTGAGTCGTGAGCGCAGCGCCTGCCAGAATACCTGGTCGCGCGTGCTGCCACCCTTAACCGGTTCGGTGCGGCGCATCCGGATCTCATATTGCCCCGGCGACACGCTGTAGCGATGCGTAAACCCGATCTGGTTTTCGGTGCTGCGTGAATAGAACGGAGACTGCTGCTGCCAGGCGGTGGTGCCAACCTTGCGATACTGGATCACCAGCCGTACCGGCATGGAACGCTTATTCCCCTGGTCGGTGTAACGCACCAGGCCGCTCTGGAAGTTGATGTTCACCTCGAATGCGTCCAGGGTTTCACCGTCAGGACAGGCCAGGAACGGGCCAACCCATTCGTAATCGTCGCTGACGCCCGTCACGGAGGCATCCAGCAGCGTGCGCTCAGTGAAGCCAGGCCATGATGGATCCGGAGTCGTGATGGTTTCACCGCCAGAGCCTGTTGTAACAGTTAGCCGCTCTAAAGTTACCGTCTGGCTATCCACAGCAGTTATCCTGAACTGATTTCCGGCCAGACCCAGAGAAAAGCGCTGAATGCCCTCCGGCAGACCGGTGAATGGCGTGCCAGTGGCGCTGTTGTAGGCCAGGGTGATGTGGGCCCTTACCTCCGCCGTGCCACCCGTAGATTTTACGCCAGCCGTATTGACCGGGGCATCACCGAACACAGCAACAGGTAACGGGCTGTTCGTAATGGACCCGCCAGCAAACGGGCTGCTGGCCTCACCGATTTCAAGCCGTCCGCTGTTATCGCGCGCGACCAGGCCGGAGCCGGAGAGCTGCGAGGTGATCGAGGAAACCAGGCCTGACATAGTGACGTAATTGGTCACCAGCGATACCGGGTATGTCGTGCCCTGCCAGCTGATGCTGAACGTCACAGGCGTGCTGCTGAAATCGTAGGTCGTCGGTGCGGCACTGGCTGTAATGCTGGCAGCGCTGCCACCCACCCCCGGCACTGCCGGAACGCCCGGGGCATAGCTGGCGATCACCAGGTCGTAGTCGTTGCCGTTATAGTTGAGGGAAACCGGCATTCCGACCACTGGCGCCAGCTCCTCTCCCCCGCCATAAATCACGCTATAACCGCCGGACGACACAACCGTGTAAGAGTTTGGGGCCAGCACGGTTATAACCGTTCCAACCGTCCACGACGGAGGGATCTCCTCATCGCCAGACGACGATACGTCAACCAGCGTGATGGAGTTTCCGGACACGACCAGCGCGTCTGCGATAATACTCACTGTTTCCGGGCCGCTTGAGCCCAGATCAAGCCCGGCGGTACCGGAACCGGTATTCCCCACCTCTGGTGAGTTGAACCAGTTTTCTGTGCGGGTATCACCGGACACTATGGCGCCAGGCGGATAAAGTGTGTAGCGCACATCGGTACCGAACGCGGAGATTGGCGTGTTTCCGATCCGGATATCGGACTGGTTAATCACCATATCGCCGACACCCACGCACAGGAACATGCTGGTTTCCATACTGGTCTCGTTTACGAACCGGCTCACCGGCTGTACAACGTAATCAGGCCAGACGCGGTATTTGCCGAAGATTTCCCGGATTGCCGCACCCAGTTGAGCCGTATTTGCTTTAGCCGGGTTGAGGTCAATCTGATCTCCGTTCCCTGGCTGAGCTCCACTGCTGCCAGGCTGAGACATCGAGCTGATCATGTAGATAGAATAAGCTGCCGAGGCTACAGCGACAGCTACCGCAGTCCATACCAGCCAGGCAGGAGCGGCAGGTCCAAACGGAACGGGGAAAATTCTTACGTCGTCATCCGGGTCAATTATCTTCGCTCCCCACTCACCGGTGGGAATCGAAACACCATTCACATCTACCGCTACCGGATGGGCCATATCAGACTTCCAGCCCTGCACGATACAGGCAAACCAGTCGGCAATGGTGGTGCTGGCATGCTGATGTGTCTCCAGCGGCTCGCCTTCAAGCCGGGATGGGTAAATTCGGATCGTCACTTATAGAACTCCACTTTGACGTACTGGCGGAGAAAACGTGCCAGCGGAAGGATGGTCACGTTGCGCTTGGGGTTTGCCTCCAGGATATGCAACGACCCGTTCACGTTGACAGCGATCCCCAGATGCGTGACCAGGCCAGCGGTATAACAGGCCGCCACCGCTCCCTCTTCCGGCTCGCATTTCTGAACCCTGCTTCGGAAGCTGTTGCAGGTGTCATTCATCTGACAGCCTTCGTTAATAACACCCTCAAAAACAGGCCAGTCTGGCAGGCCGAGATCGCGCCGCACTTCATGGATTACGCCGTAACAGTCCAGAATAGGGTAAGTGCGACCGCCCATCCGCCAGGTGACGGAGAGGTATTTATCAGGATTGAACATGAAATTTCCTACTGCAGGTAACGGAGACCAGGGAAGTTCGGCAGCGTGTAGCGGTAGCGAGGCCACGCCGTATCGAGAATATTCATGTAGCCAGCGGTGATTTGCACCTCTGTCGCCGTCCAGCACCCATCTTTTATCGCGAGGGCAAAAGGCGGTGTTGCTGGAGATGACAGGTCTGTAGACAGATAGCGCCGAAATGTCAGCCGGGCATCGCTGAGATTATCCAGCGCATCGCGGATAGCTGTTGAAACAACCCCCTCGATATTGCTGATGGCGAATTTCAGATCCTGCGTGCCATCTGCATTGCGTGCCGGTAAAGCCACATCAATGGCTGAGGCCAGGAATGTTGCGTGAGCGCCATTCTCCAGGGTGACAGTTACATCATCCCATCCGCGGGTCAGCCAGTAGTCGTGGCCACCGACGGTTATTTGCAACGTATCGATGATGACCTCATCCCCACCGCTGGCATAAAGCCGGTTAAGTATTGTCATGCTTCAGGCCACTCCCTGTTTAATGCCACATCGATAATGTCGGAGCCCGCAACCAGCCCGGGGAAATTGCCCCAGCCAGGCGGAAGTAATGGGCGCTCGTATAATTCAAGCTCAGCTGAATAGCGCCAGAAGTTTCCGCCTTCCAGAAATGGCCCCTGGTAGATATCCGTAAAGCGACATACTTTTGCCGCCTCCCCTCCCGGTGTTCGCAAGTTCATATTGAACCAGGCAGCTCCATCTGTGATGGCATCGCGGTACCACGCCTCAAACGCCTGAGCCTCAGAATCAGTCAGTAACCAGTCGACTGTGGCAACAGTGGGAGTTGATGTGTAACGTCGACGTTGCCGCGCTCGCCCGCTGGTCATTTGCGTTCTGGCTATTGGGCTTACGGGGCGCAGCCCATACCCTTCCTGTAGCGGTACGGGCAGTGCGTCATGCGGATAGTTAATGCTTGTTGAAATAGCCATCAGCCTTGCTTCCTTCCTACCGTCCACCCGCCTTTAAGCGCCTTGGACGCCTTTCCGGCTCCAGAAGCCAGATCGTTGGTGGTCATCTGGTACCCTAATTTAGCTCCACGCATCACCGCGCCTTCAATAAGCATCAGGGTGCGCTGGTCGGGATCGCCGTGAATTTCCAAGGGTATATTGATGTTTGGGGCCTGGCCGCCAGTTGATTGCCTGCCAACACGGTCAAGGGTGGCGTCCAGTTTTGCGCTGGTTTTAGCTGTAGTAACCCGCTCGCCTTTTTGTAAAAGCCATGTCCCCGTTTCAGGTACTGAGTCGATGCCGTCATGAGCCTGACCTTTAAGAGCCGTGCTGACTCCAAGCATCAGCACCCCGGCGCTGGCTGCTGCAGCTGTAGCGGCTGGACCTGCCAGAGCTGGCCCGACATATGGAACACCAATCATAGCGGTGAAGGCTTGCAGAGCGGCCATTGCAACCTGAGCTGCCGCGTACTGGAGCAGGGCTGCGCCCATAGACTGAATAAACGTGGATGCGAAGTCTTTCACGTTCATTTTTCCGGTTTCAGCCCACTCGACGATCATATCGGTTAAGCTGCTGAATGCCTGCGCACCAACCGCCTGCATATTGCTGTACAGATCCATAGAGGCTTCAATCTGCGTGGCCAGTCCTGAAACAAAACCAGCAGTACCATCATTTCTGAGCTGATCAACTTGTTGATAATATTCCTCCTGAATGCGGAGGCGCTCTGCGAGCGAGTCGTTAAGAGCTTCAGTTTCTCGGTCGTACAGACTTTTGGTAATATCACCAGACTGATATTGTTTCTGAAGGTCTGCCTGCTGGGAAAGGAAGTCAGCCTCGATTCTGAGACGTTCACGCATGCGTTCACGCTCTTCATTCCCTAACCATCTGCCAGCAATATCAATATCCAGCGATGCTTTATCGTTTCGGTTTGAGGTTTGCAGGTTAATGATAAACTCTGCCAACTTTAGATTTTCTTGGTTCAGCTTCTTAATATCATTGAGTCTGTCGACTTCAGTGGCGAGCTGGGTAAGTCGCGTTTTTTGAGTCTCGTTCAGGCCTGTTAATTTACCGTCCGCGATATCAAACTGAAGGCGCTGAAGTTCAGTGACCTCGGTTACTTTCTTTCCGGTCGTATCTATAAGGGCGATTTGTTTCTGATAGGCCAACTCAGTAGCTTTAAACGCACTCTCAAGCTTTTTAGCTCCAGCGTCAGGAGATGTCTTGCCGTTACTTTCCCCTGCGCCAAGGTTGAAATTAGTTTTAGTTACTCCTTTACCTGATACGGTTGCAGGGGTAAGCGGAAGGTTATTAAGCGACTTAATTAGCGAAGCACGGCGTTGAAGCTGTTCAAGCTCCGCCCTTTTACCAGCGGTATCCATGCCGATTCGGTTTACGTCAGCAAGGAAACCTTTGTCATCAAGGTCGGCTTGAAGATTTTTTATCCGCCTCTCTATTTCATCAAAGGATGCATTTGCACCTACGGACTGGCCGCCTTTATAGAGATCAATTAGCTTACCGGCCTCAGCCCCTACCTTTACAAGCCATGTTGCCAGGTCAACCACTCCGCCAACCAGATCTGTTATTCCCTGAATCACCGCCGGGTCTTTAAATACATTACCCATATCGGTGATGGATTTCTGGAGTCCCGACAAATCAACGTTTGCCAGGCCGGTAGCAATTTCAATTTTTACGCCATTTACTTGCGTCTCCATGTCTTCAAACAAGGAGTTAACTTTGACCAGTTTCTCAATATCAGCATCATTCGGCGCTACGCCAAATTTCTTGGCCGCATCCATATACTGGCGAAGCTTCTCGCCACCCTGATCAAGAAGCGGAAGCAGCTTGGATAGGTCATTCCCAAGGCTCTCAAGAATTGTTGTCTTTTCAGCATTGGTATTTATCTTGCCCAGCGCATCACTAATGGCCAGCAGCCGCTTATCGGGGGACTCTCCGGCCAGTTTTTTTGCGGACAGGCCTAAGGCGTTAAGCGCATCAACCGCCTCGCCTGATTTATTTAGTACCGCATCACCAATCTTGTCGCCAATATCTTTGAAGATATCGGCCATCTGATCCCCAGAAACTCCCGCTTTCTCAGCGGCGTACTGCCAGGCAAGCAAGGACTGTGTGGACATGTTGAGCGACTTAGCCCAGCGATCTGTCTCAGTAATTTGCTTTGATGTTGTTTTTAAAAGATTAAACCCAGCAACGCCCACCCCAACAGCAGCGGCGCTTGCCGCAGTGGCAAATCCTGTAAATGCTGTTGCTACTGCCTTTGCATCATCCTGGACTTGCTTTCGCCATTTTTGTGATGCTCTTTCAGCTTGGCTAAGACCGCCAACGAATCCTCCAACTTTGGCTATCAGATCAATCGTCAGTGTACCCAGGGATTTGCCAGCCATGTAAACTCCAGATATAAAAAAACCCAGCCTGAGCTGGGTTTAGATAGGAAACAACGGTTTTATTGCGTGTTGAAATTTCGTGTTAACTTAAAAGTTATTGATTGGTTATTGGCTTCAAGGATATCAAGTATCGCGCCCTTGTAGCGAATTGTTTTGGATTCAGAGAGATCATATTCAACTTCATTCGAAAAGGCGGGGCGAGCCAAGCCATCCGAATACTCCCTATAACCAATATTTATTTTATTACCAACCTTTCCGTTATAGATTAGCGTCTGCTGGAAAGAGCTTTTAACCGATGAATTCAGTTTGACCTTGCTGTAGGATTTACCTGTATCGCACTTTGTCCCGTTAAATACGGTGATGATGCAAATTTCACCTGAGTTTTTTAATTGAATATTTTTAACAGGATCGTTAATCATTGGCCTATAAGGTATGACTGCCCCAGTCCGGCTATTGATTCCGCTGAAAAACTCCGAGTCTCCCTTTTGACCGACTTTAGCGTAGTCACCTGCTGGGATAACATAATAAAAGCTTTCACCAATTTGCGTAGACTGCTCGAAGTGAATAGCATCGCTACTTGAGTCTACACCTTGTTTAACCATTTCCTCGCCAACATATGTTGTTGTTGAAGTATTCAATGGCGGAACGCTAAAGCTCTTTTCCTGAGGAATGTAATTGTAAACTGGAGCAGTACATCCAGACAGTAAAAGCGCTCCAAGCGCCAAAGCTAAAATCTTTTTCATTAATTGTTCCCTTTGATTGCAATCGGAAACATCTTAACCAAAAAGTTCTTTACTGCAACGGCAAACGCCGATTTGTTGATCTCAATCGACCTCAGAAGGAAAACCCGCAGTTAAGCGGGTTTGGCTGAATAGTTGTTATGCCCGATTTACCTCGTGTAGTTACCTCCGCCCAGAGCAAGTAAACCTATGCCCATTCCTGCATGGCCTGATCCAAAGAAATGGCAGGCTCGTTAATGTGAGGGGAAAAATCACTGACGCGGAACGAAGGAGTATCCTTTCCTTTATTGACATTCGCCACCACTGAGGCGACCATCGCGGCCCCCCACTCTGTCCTCATCATGGGATTTAGGCCACCGTACCGGCTTCGGTATCTGAGCCAGAGATGGAATTCTCTAAGGCTGAGTCGCTCTTGAGCTTCTGCGATTGTCCTTCCCCCGATGCCATTGAGGACGAGCTCGCACCAGACTTCATCTTCAGCCGTGAGGTCGTCTTTCCCAACTCATTCACCTCCTGAATGGCAACCAGTAGCGCCACCGTTAGTGCACCATCTAGGGCGCCGCGTTCAGGGTCGGCCTCACCAGTAATATCCTTCGCAGTAAATACGGGATTACCAGCCTCATCGCACACTGCAGCCGCGATATAACCAGCCACGCCATCAATCTTACCGGCGCTGGCCTGAATGCCCTGAGTTGCAGCATGATAGCCCGCTGGTCGGATAAAAACAGTAGCAGTCAGTTCTTCATCGCCCTGCTTCCAAGTAATTTCCTTCTCAATTGGGCGGCCAGTGAAAGCCCCAGCTTCTTTCAGATTATTGAGGGTAAGCTGCATGACTTATTCTCCTTGAATACTTAAGGTTTGCGGGGATTTACCCCGCATATCAATTAACTGCCAGCTTGCGCTTTTGGTACCCAAACAGAAGGACCTGAGCGCTGGACCGTAGCGGAAGTGGCGACCACAGTGTTCGCTGCAAAGTCGAACGGGAAATCAGTCACCTTACCTTTGAAAACAAACCAGGTGCGGTCGTCTGGAAGTGACAGGCCATCTACCGCATCAGGATCGGCACCAGTTGCTGCAGTTGGCTCTGACTCGCCGTCAGCCCATCCCACCGCCCAGGTCAGATCCTGCTGATTATCAGACTCAGCCAGACTGTGCAGCATAAGATGGCTGGCATTGGCAGGATCTGCGTTGAGGGTTAATGTTGCCGCAGCCGGAGTACGTAAACCCTTTTTATAGGTACGCGTGCTGCGCTCGCTAAGGCAGGTATCTTCAATCTGGTCGGCTGGGTTTCCGCCTGGGGAAAATGCTGTGATGCATTCCACTTCGCACACAGCGCCGTTCGCGAGAACAAAGAGCTGCGTGCCTTGAGTCACTACTGACATAGTTATCTCCGGGTATAAAAAAACCGGCTATGAGCCGGTGTGTTGATGAGTCAACGTTTTACTATCCAGTCAACGTCGAACGAATAGCGATAGCGTTTTGTGTTTGAGTCTTTGTCCTGTCCACCCCAACGTGTGATATAGGCATGCGGTTCAATCGCATCACGTACCGCGGCGGCCACGGCGATCGCCTGGTCTGGCGTATCGGCATACACATCAACCTGCAGCGTAAAAGAGTCTGCGTCAGGGCGCTGGGCCAGGTAGTTCTCGGGAGAGCCGGTAACGTTCTGCCACACCACGTAGGGATAAACCACGTTGTCGTCCTGCTGGCCGAACGGATAGATGCGCAGAATGTCACCGCCCAGCAGCGCGACCACTGGCGGGCTGGCGGCGCAGACGCTAAAGATCGGCGCAATCATGGAGGCATTCCCTTTTTCGCCGCGCGCTTGATGGCGCGGTCAATAGATTTTTCGTATTCAGTGGCAAACACGTTCACCACTTCACTGACGCTGCTTTCGGCCGCCGGGCGCATGAAAGGCTGCGCACGCACATTCTCGGTACCGAATTCAATCAGGCGCCAGTGTGGCGTCGGGGCGTTTTCACCGAGATCAGGATGTTTTTTCAGGACCGCACCATGCAGCACGCCGATCCTAAAGCCGAGGTTACCAGTGGTTTTGAAGAGGCGGTTGTTCCAGCGCATAGCCACGTTTGCGGCAATGCTGCGGCCTGTTAATGGGTCATCAATCCTGGCGGCGTTCGCTTTCGCTTTTTCGACAATCACGTTACCAGCGCGCCGGAGTGCGGCCCGTCCACCGCGACGACGCAGATCGTCACTGATGGAGGATAGTTTCCCCAGCAAACTCTCAACTCCAGTAATGCTGATATCAATGCCGTCAGCCATCGTTAACTCCTCGCGAGCATGGCAGCGTCAGATATTCCCGGCCGCTTTTATCGTCTTCCAGCACGGCCTGAATATCGTAAATGCGTCCACGGTAAAGAATGCGGTGCTTATCCGTGACATCATCACGCCAGCGAATGGTGATCCGTGTGGTTACCTCGCTCTGTCCCGCCTGCGAGGCCACAAAATCGCGCGCTGACAAATCGGTAACGTTGGCCCATAGCTCAGCCATGTCAGCCCATCCATTAACCACCGCGCCGGTAACTGGGCTCTGCGTTTTAACAGGCTTTTGAAGCATGATTCGTTTATTGAGCTTCCCCGCCTGCATGATCACCTCCTGGGCTTGCCGCTGAGGTAAGTCGGCACCGAAGAATCAAGCGTTGTCGTTTCGATATCATCAGCCAGGGTCTGATAAAGCAAAGCGGCCAGCGCTTCATTCGACTCCGCCAGGCGGTGCATTGCGGTGGTCTGCGCGGTCATTGCCGCCAGCAGATCTTTTACCTGTTGCTCGTTCATATGCGATTTTCATCCACTTTTTTAGCCACTCACGGCGGGCGGCACATCCGGAACAGGCCATCAGTGCCACCTCCGGTGCCGTATCAGCAGCGCCTCAACACCCAACGGCATTTCCGTGAGGTTCTGCGCTGCTGCTTCGCGGTTCGCAAACCAGTGGCCAATCAGCAAAAGCATTGCCGCCCAGATACCGGAAGTAAAAAGAACTTCACGGGACGGCGTTTCCCCTTCCACCTGCGGTGTCAATGTTTCCACCAGCGCACCGTCGCAGAACTGCTCAACATAATCGACGGCCGCTGATGTGTAGGCTGCGATGAGCGAATCTTCGGCGTCGCTATCAACCCTCAGATGCGTCTTTATCAGCGCCATCTGCTCCGCGCTTATTTCCACCTTTACCTCCGGTTTTGACTTTTGCAGGCGGCTCAGGATCGGAGGTTTTCGCCTTTTCGGGCTCAACCTCTTCGGCCAGGTGCAGTTTGACCAGCGCCTCACCGATTTCTTTCTTCACCACGCGGGTTTCGCCCTGGGATACCGTACCCAGGTGATAATGCGAGAACATACGAAGAGCTTTAATTTTCATACATTAAACGCGGCCATTACTGACCGCGCCCTTCTGTTATTCGCCGGAGGAAACCGCAACATCGCCAGTGACGATAGCTGCAGGACGGTAGTGCGCCAGCGCCAGGCGCTCTTCGCACAGAATGGTCAGCATGTTTTTAACGAAGTTGTCGCGATCCTGGTTACTGATCTCGATAGTGGCATCCATGCGGTCCCACACCTGAGATGCCAGGCCAAACGCGCCAACGGTAAATTTACCTGCCATCTGCGCCGTGGTTGACACCACCGGCAGACCCCAGAGCACTTTGGAGGCAAACGCCTGCGGGCCGCCCATGATGTAATTGCCATTGGCGTCTTTCAGCAGCGCGATGCGGTGCCAGTCCGCCGGATTGAGAATGATGCCATCGGCTTCAAACTCACTCAGCGACACCTGATAGATGGCGTGTGCAAGAACATCGGCACCAGTATCCCCGGTCGCATTGAGAGCAGTTTCGTAGTCGGTCGCCACCACGTTCAGTCCCTGCAGGTTGTCGCCGGTGCCATCCCCGTTCAGCATCTGGTTTTCTTCCACCAGCGCCAGGCCGTACATCATGCGGGAGTTGATGTAGGACTGCAGCGCCGGGGCATCGTCCATGATCTGGCGCGACGCTTGGATCCAGTGGGCGATGGTTTTCACGTTCGCCGTTTCTTTGGTGAAGGTGATGTTACTTTCAGGCTTGAGAGTGCCTTCAGCCACTGGCGCCGCGGCGTTGGTGAATACATTTTCACGCACGTATTCCAGCGCGTTACTGGTGATGCGCCCCTGTGCCAGCAGGTCACGTACGGTCAGGCGACGCAGGCCCGGCATCAGGATACCCGGTTGCTGCTGCGGCAGAACCAGTGCGCCGGCGGAGTTCGCGCCAGAGCCGATCGCTTTGTCGAAGCTGGTCACTTTCGCTTTGGTGCGCGATCCGTCCCAGCCTTTCATCAGATCTTCGGACACGCGCTCTGCAAAGGACTTCTGGGCGGTCTGCTCAGGCGAGTTGCCAGCCAGCTTCTGCTCAAGATCGAACAGGCGGGTGCCGGTGCTTTTCAGTTCATCCTGGGCTTTAGCCAGGTCGGTCTGCAGCTGCTTGTTGATTTCGCCGTTCTGTTTAATGGATTTACGCTGTTCCTCGATAAGCTCCTTCACTTCTTTCTGGGAGTTCTCGATCGCTTTTTCCAGGGTTGCTAATTCAGACATGTTTTGCTCCGTTAAGGATTCCGCAGGTTAGCGGCAAAGGAAGTTATGCGCTGTGCCAGCGCGTCAATGTCGCCGCCGCCGAACTCGCTTCGGCCTGCGGACTTCACGCGGGCGATAAACGCCTGCGCTTCAGCGCGCGTAAGACCGACTGAATCCCTCAGCCAGGCCTCCGCGTCACGAATGGTTTTAATGCCGTCGATGCTCTTCATGGCGGTTACGCCCGCCAGCTCGTTGGCCGGGAAAGTGCAGACACTGATTTCCCGCAGGTAAGAAATATTTTTGAAGATGAGGCCGGACGTGCCGACGGTGTAATCATCCGGGCCGACTGAAAAACCCACCGACATACCTTCAACGGTGCCATGCTGCATGGCGGCTTTCAGGTCCTCGGCCAGGCTTAGCCCGGGAGTGAGTTGTCCCCGAACAAAAAGCCCTTTCTCGTCTTCGTGCATGGCATCCCACTTGCCGACCGGAATGGCTCGCGTCTGGTGGTTAAAGAACATCGCCACCTTGCGGCTCTGGTTAGCCACCACACCAGCGAAAGCGCCGGGCAAAATAATGTCGCCATCTGCGTCGGTGTTATTGAAAACCGAGGCATACCCTTCAAACGTTCCCTTGCTGCCGTCGCCGGTGAACTTGATTTCGGTCTGGTCGAACGCCAGCGTCTTGTGAATATCAGGCATCGTTGCCCCCATAAAAATTAAGCCCCGTCATTGCGGGGCTCTTTGTTTGTTCCGAGGTCGGTAATGGGTACGTTCTGTGACTGGCGCGTCGCCACATCACCGCCAGGCAAAGGCGGAAGATTATCCAGTCGCCGCACTTCGTTAACGGTCCGGATCCCTGTATTAACCATGGTTTGCATGAAGGTAGCGCGACTCGCTGAGTCACCACGAAGCAGGCCATCAAGGTTATGCTCGGCGTGAATCCTTCCCTGATCGGACTCTTTTACCAGCCAGCGCTCTATGCTGTACTCCCAGCGATCGAGATAGGGTTTCAGGGTGTACTGGAGAAAGCCGAGGTTCTGCTGCTCAATGCCGCTACCCCATGAAGTTGTTTTTTCAACATCACCAACCAGGTGCGGCGGAACACCATAAAAGCGCGCCAGCTCCGCCACCTGAAACTTACGGGCCTCAAGCATCTGTGCGTCCTGTGGCGAGATGCCGATAGGCTGCGTGGTGAACCCGCTCTCAAGGATCCAGAGGCGTTTTCTCACCGGGCCACCGGCAATCTCCTTGAAGTTTTCCTCCAGCTGCCCGCGCTGCTCCTTAGTCAGCACCTTGCCGTCAGTCATCAGGATTTGCGGAGACTTCGCGCCGTTGGCGAAAAACTCCCGCTGGTTATCTTCCATAGCAATAGCCACGCCTGCAGATTTGGCGCTGAACGCCAGCGGCGACAACCCGACCAGCCCGTTAAAGCCGAAGCCTTTCAGGTGGAATATCTCTTTTGGTTTAAAGTCCACATACTCGCTGTCGCGCCGGTACCGGTAGATGACATTCTTTCCATCGAGCCGGACATCCATATTCGCGCTCATCAGCGGAAGCAGGCTGATGACATCGCCGACGCTGTTTCGCTCCACATGCGCGTAGGCATTGCCGTAAGCGCAGAGTTGCATTGTCATCGCTTCGCGAAACTCAAGCGCGGTCATGAAGTTGTTGGGCCGGAAGCGAAGAAGCTTCGCCAGCGGGTTCTGGTTGTCGACTTTCTTTCGCTGATTATCGACGGTTTCAAAAACATCCATCGGTAACGAGGCTGTTACGGTGGAGATGAGCCGGATGCAGGCCCATACGGTGCTGATCGACATGTTGCGTTCATCGCTCACCACCGATTCCCCGACAGTGCCATGAGCTGATGTGCCCGCCATCTGCGAGCCATTATCCGGTGAGACCAGCCGGCCACCGGTCAGAATAGAGGCCATGCGCGCCCAGAATGGCGATCGCGTTCGCAGGTCAATGCTGTAATCGGTATCTGCCATTTTTAAACGCTCAAAAAGTTGTAAATGAAATCGTTAACGTCGCCCGGATCCTCCACCTCATCACTGGTCTGTGCGCCGATAGACATCGCCAGCGCCACCATGCCGTCGATACGGCCGCTGGATTTGCCTTTCACAAACTTGCGGTTACCGGCGGGGTCGGTGATTACCGTGGCGTTTTTGGCGCACATTTCGAGGATCGGATGGTTGCCGTGCTTCAGCTGCGCGCCGAGCAGTTTGGCTTCCAGCTCCCTGAGCGCAGGCGACATGGAGACAAAACCCTGGCCAAACTCCACGAACCGCTCGAGCTCCGCCTCAGTGAAACCAGCGTCGATGAGATGCGGGCGAAGGAAGCGCATGTTGTAGCGGTCGAACGCCAGCGCCCGGACGTTACAGATATCAAAAACGCGCCGCAGCTCCCGGGCAATAAAAGCGTACTCAATGGCTTTGCCCGGCGTCGTGTTCAGCCAGCCCTGCTTCGCCCAGATGTCATAAGGCACGCGATCGTTACGCGCCTTGTCCGCCAGCCCTTCTTCAGGTAGCCAGAACTTACAGTGCACATCGCCCTGCTTTGTGTTGAGCACCAGCGCGGTCAGGTCCGACACGCTGGAAAGGTCCAGCCCGCCCCAGACG